AACGAAGAGGGCGCCTTGGATCACATGCAGGAAATCGAGGAATACTACCGCAAGCAACTTTGGGAGGACATAAAGAAATGAGCGCAGGCAAAGGCGACACGCCGCGTGCGGTGAATGGCGAGGTTTTTCGCCGCAACTATGACCGCATCTTCCGCAACAAGCTGACCGATCACATCGATGCGAACGGGCTCGACGAGGTCGCCGTCATGAATCAACTGCAAGACCACGGAGTAGTTTCAGATAACGCCGTCATGGCCCAAGACGTGGGCAACGCTGACGCTGCGGTCGCGTGGCTTAAAAAACAATGACATCCGCCATCCTCATCGCTCTCGTTGGCTTCGCCTACTTCGCCGTCGCGGTGGACCAAGCGTTTATCCACCACAATTTTTGGAACGGTCTTATCTGGCTCGGCTACAGCATCGCCCAAATCGGCCTCTGGCACGTTACCGTTCAACCCTGACGTTTATGGACAAATACAAAATCACTTCACCGAAACTAGTTGAGCTAAAGGCTCGGCTGGAAACTGAGCGCAGACAGGTCACAAAGACCGAGCGCGAAATCAGTGCAGAAAAAGCGCGCTTGGCTACGGACAAGGTCTCTGACCTCTGCGCCGAAATCGCCAAGCGCAAAGCACGCAGATGACTTTAATTGACGGCACAAGCGGGTTCTTGCCGCGGTTCATGTGGTGTGGCCGCGCGGACATACCGGAATGCCCAGCCCCACGGAGCAAGACCAGTGGGGCGCCGTCACATATTTAGATGATCTACGAATGGAGAGCGCCGATATCGGTTCACACGCCGCTAGGCCAAGGTGATGCCATGCTGTTTATCAACGACGGCATCGCCACGACCGGCACCGGAGTCAATTCGATCTGGGTTGTCCGACTGCATGACATCGGCATTCCCAAGCACTTTTTTTCTGAGGACATTCGCATTTACGGCAACCCAATGGATGGCCGTGGATGGGATGTGCAAGTTCCAGAAGACTGGAAGCAGTAGAATTTTAAGCACCGAGCCGGCTTAACAACATCCTGTAGGGGGATGGCGCCTGCGCAGGCGCACCGGCTCGGTGCTTTTACAACTAGAGGAGAGGAGCGCAGCGGAGCCTGCGCAGTGGAATGGAAGAGAACGCACACAAGTCACGCTTTACGCCGACCCCGCATCCTGTCATGCGGGTCGATTGCGACTACCTCGCGTCTGTCGGCGCCGAGGAGGGCTGGGCTTACCTCAAAAAGCGCGAAGAACTGATCGCCCGCGAGGCCAGCGATCCGTTTCGCTATGGTTACATCCCGCCCATCTGGCGCCGCGCCTCCGAATTGCTGGAAAAACACCGCGAACTGCTCGTCATGGGTGGAAATAGGAGCGGAAAAACCGAATGGGCGGCGAAAGAAGTCATAAAGACCATGTATTCCAAGCCCGGCGCCGTTGTGTGGTGCTTTTCCCTGACCGCCGCGAACAGCATCGAGCTGCAGCAGCCGCGCGTGTGGAAATACATGCCGCCGGAGTGGAGGAATGCCAGAAAATCTCAAGTCACGAACATCACCTACAGCGTGAAAAACGGATTTAGCGAATCCAAGTTCGTGGCGCCAAATCAGGCACAATGCATCTTCCGCAACTACAGCCAAGATCCTTCAACACTAGAAGGAGGAGAGGTGGACATGGTTTGGATGGACGAAGCCATGGGTGCGCTCGATGTGCTCAACACGATCCGGTTTCGCTTGGTGGACCGCAACGGCAAGCTCGCCGTGACATTTACCCCGGTTCAAGGCTGGACGCCCATTGTTGCCGACTATTTGTCCGGCGCAAAAGACGTTGTCTTGGTCGATGCCGAGCTTCTTCCGCGAAAAGACGCAGGCGGCAAGGTCACTGGCTATGAGCAGGTGCCGGTCGAGCAGATAAACCCCAAGGGGCGACCCATCGCATATTTTCACACCAAGCTAAACCCTTGGGCCGGCTGGGACCGCATGCGCAGGGAGCTGCAGAGCGAGACGCGAGAGAAGATCTTGGAGCGCGCCTACGGTATTCCGACCAAGGCACACTCTGGCCGCTTCCCGCTGTTTAATCCGAAAGTCCACGTCATTCGCGATTCGGAAATACCGAATGGAACTCGGTATCATTGGGTTGACCCCGCCAGCGGCAAAAACTGGGCGATGCTTTGGACCGTATTTGATCCGGTCGGCCGCATCATCGTTTACCGCGAATGGCCAAATCAGACCGACTACATCGAGGGCGTTGGCTATGCCGGCGAATGGGCGCTTCCCGATGGCAGGCTGCTTGATGGCCGCGCGGGTCCGGCCCAAGCAAACTTTGGCTTCGGGTTGCAGCGCTACAAGGAGGAAATTCTTCGACTCGAAAATGGCGAAGAGATTTTTGAGCGCTGGATGGACAGTCGCTACGGACATTCCAAGCTGCTTGGTAAGGAATCGCAGAGCACCCTGATTGATGACATGGCGAGCCTCGACATGCACTTCACAGCCACACCGGGAGATAGCATCGACGAGGGCGTTGCCATGATAAACGACATGCTGTCGTACAACCCGGAGAAGCCCATCGACGCAATCAACCAACCGCGGCTCTACATTGCGGAAAGCTGCAAAAATACAATTTATGCGCTCCAGACTTATACAGGTGCGGACAAAAAACTCGGCGCCGTTAAGGACTGGATTGATATTTTGAGATATATTTGCCTCTCCGACGCCATGTTTATTGACGACGGAAGCATGAAGTCTCGCGGAGGAGGAGCCTACTGATGACCAAGCTCTCGCCACCACCGCCGACCAAGGATCGCTTCGCCTGGAATAAGTCCGACGAGCCCAAGTGCGGCATCTGCCGGAAGTTCATCACCAGCGCCGATGTCCACGGCCGCGACATTCACCTCGGCCACATCTGCAAGGACTGCGGCCCGCACCTATGCCGCGCCATCGAGGTCATGACTTGGGTCCAATTTCACTCTCCCCACTGAACATCAAATAACAAAAACCGCAATGATCTGTATACGCCGTAAACATGTTGTCATGGACATGTATAAAAAGCCGGAAGATTTCGACACGTCCGGCGCCCTAGCCTTCGCCCGCGAGCAAGCCCCGGCGTCCTACTTGGCCGTGATGCTGGCCCTGCAGGACCGCATCGCCGATGCCTCCCTGCTCGTCTCCAACATGGCGACCAGCAAAGAACACGGCTTAGTCGCCCACGCCGCCGGCCAGCTCAACGCCTTGCAGGAGCTGTGGGACGACCTTGAGCAACGCCGCGCTGAGGCGAGCAAGTTGTCGTAAAGCGTCATCAATGATGCGCAAGGGTGGGCGCTTTGCAGAACGCGCAAAGGCCGGAGGCAATTTGCCACCCCCCTTAAAATAATGCTGTACAAACGTACAGCCGTCTGCCATACTCTCTGCCATCGAATACGGAGTGCTCCGCTGAGTCGGAGCTGAGGTTTGTTTTATTCGGTCGGTCTTGGTGACGNTCACCCTGGTAACCGCTTGGAGGGAATTCCATGGAGGAAGGTAAGGTTGCCGATCAGTCGGCAGGAGAAGTTGACGTTTTAGCGACTGCACTAGGTGACTTGGGTCTTGAACCCGAGCCGGCGAAGGCAGTCAAAAGCGAGGCGTCAGAAAGCGATAGCGATCTTTCACAAGACGAAGAAGACAAGCCGGAATCTGCAGAAGATCCGGCTGAAGATGTTTCCGAAGCCGACGACGCCAAGTCCGAACGCCGAGGAAGAACAGGACGAAGACGAGGAGAGCGAAGATGACGTGCCGCGGGAGAAGATCCAGCGCCGCATCGACAAGCTCACCGCCGCACGCAAGTCCGCCGAGGAGAAAGCCACCGCCCTAGCCGCCGAAGCGGAAGAGGCCAAGGCCAAGGTCGCCGAATACGAGGCGCAGCTCAACGAAGCCGCCCGCCCGGTGCTCTCCCCCACGGCCGACAACCCGCTGGCCGATGTGGACACGCAGGAGGCGCTTGATGCCAAAATCAAGTCCGCCCAAGAGGTCCGCCGCTGGGCGCTGCGCAATACGGACGGTGCCACGGTCAAAAGGCCAGACGGCAGCGAGGTGTACATCGATAGCAACGAGGTAAAAAATTACCTTGTCAAAGCAGACGATGTTTTGACCCTTTTCGCGCCGGCCCGCCAACAATGGCTCGCCCAACGAGCC